GTTGTGTAGCCATCAATCGTCTGAAGGCCAGACAGGGTAATGTTGGTGGTTGTCGCTACTTGCGCCGGAGCTTTGAAGTTTAAGCCCGAAATAACCGCGTCAACATAGCTTTTATTAGTTAAATCTGTGGGATTTACAGGCGTATTAGCGACTTGGCCTGTAGTAGTGCTGATATTGGTAAAAACCCCTGTTGAGGGGCTTGTTGCACCGATTGTGGAACTATCAATCGTGCTATTGGTGATCGTCAACCCAGATTGAATGGGGTTGATATTGGGATAAAACGGGGTTCCCGCAGGGCCAATCAAAGAAACTAACGCGAAATTCTCGTATTGATCTTTGAAAATACCTTGAACCGGAACGATGTTAATCGTTGAGGTTGATGCTGAATTGCTCATTTTTAACCCTGCGGGAAGGTTTTACGACTGATCTGCGGTTGGTGTTACATAAATGATTGACGGCCCTGCTACGTTGCTGATTGCAGTCATATAAAACGGCGTAGTGGGGCAAGCCAAAACAATCGGGGCTTCCATGATCGGGGGCAAAACAAAATCCCCAGGGGTTCCATCAACAGGAAATACTGCTGCTGGGCATGGACTTGACTGGCTCATTTTAATCGCAACGGGGTTAGCCGAATTGTTTAAGAATGAGCAGTAATTGACCTGATCGTTCGTGGTGTCATCAATCATGGTTGAAGCATGAGAGCTTGCAGTTACGCTAAAAGCGTAGGTCTGCCCTGCTTGTCTGATTACACTTGTATTTGCCATGGTCGTTACGCCGCGTTGGTTGGCAAGGGGCCTTCGGAACGCACTACTTGGAACTCATAAACACCAGCCGTAGGCGTTATTGAACCGGAAGTAAAATTGCCAAATTGAATGGTTAATACGTTGTTGGTTAAGCAGTCACTTTCAACAATGAATACACCGCTAATCTGATTGCCAATATAGCCTTGAGCAATAATCAGATCGGTTGTTAACAAACCGGGAAGCGTAAAGGTTTGGTTTGAGGTGCTATTAGCCGATACCGCTGAAGGTGTAATGTTGGTTTGGAAATAGAATGTTTCGTGCGAATTACCGCGAGTTACTGTAGTCGATGACATATTAAATCCCTCGTTGTTTTGAAGATTATCCGTTAAAAACAAAAAAAGGGGGCTATAAAAACCCCCTTTTTCTGCGTTACTTTACCAATTAGCTGCTCTGTGAAAAGTCGTAACCGTACACATACGCATCGAATGTTGCTGGTGCGCCTTGTGCGGTTCCTACGTTTACATACAGATTTTGGCTAGTCTGTAATGCGGTTGATGCAACGGTACGCTGTGACACAACGGTAGAGCTTGATAATGCGCTCAATGCTGCGTTAGAAACGATAGCCGTTCCACCTGTGTTTGCTCCGCTGAATACACCGGCTTGAGCAGTCGTCAGACTGGTAGAAGCGTTGGTGAATACCACGTTAGCAACAGAGTAGGTGGTTGAGTTGATGATAGGGATAACCGTATCACCAGTTTGGTTAGCATTAACACCCGTCTGTACAGCCAACAAGCGCAGGGCTTGGTTGCTGTTGACTAGCTGCGGGTGCGTACTGGTAGTTACTGCTGGGCCGGGATTACTCATTTTTCAATCTCCTAAAATTAAGCTGCTACGCGGCAAGCGAGTTCGGGATACAGGGGAGCCCAGCCGTATAAAACGTCTACACGGGTAGGGATGGAGTCGTTGTTAATGGTGTATTGACGAACCACACGCATTGACAGACCGATTTCCTTATCGCTTGCACGTCCTGCAAAGTGTACGCCCTCTGGCAATTCCAAATCAGCACAAGCCATCGTGAACGCATTGCGGTGCATAACTACGTTCTGGGGTGACAAGACGCCGGTATTGTTGAAGGGGGTAACGACAGCGGTTGTGCTGGTTGCGCCGATAATGATGCTGTTCTGGAACTGACCAGCGGTAATGATTGCTGGAGAAACAGTTACAGCAACGCCGCCGGTGGTGCAGGTGGTGGTTGCGGTCACAACGAAGTTACGCAATTTGCCGGAACCATAAGCCTGACGGTTCTGGGGGTTGGTTGCATAAACGCCAGCAATGGTAATTACATCGCCTTGGTTCAAAGTTGCGGTGGATGAACCAGTTGCAATGGTGATGGTTGAGGTTTGCGCCCAGCCAGAGGTCAAAGAACCGGTGAAGGTTGTGGTGTTGGTTGACAATGAAACGCCGGAATAGGAACCAAACGTCTGTGAAACCACGTTCTGATCCAGTTTCCAGTTCATACCGCCAGAATCACGGCCCATCAAACCTTTACGGTATTGCTCGCCAATAGCCTCTTGGGGTACAAACAGACCTTTCAAGCTGTCAACGATGGTTGCTGCGGTGAAGGGCTCAACGATACATGAACGACGACCATCGCGGGGTGCGCCTTCAGAATCCAGATATGCACCTGCGGTCAGGTAGGTAATCAGACCTGTGGGGGGTGTACCAGCATTTCCAACGATGTTAGCGGTGCTGTTTTTTGCCATTACCAAGCCATCGCGGTCGATCTTGTTGGCTACGGCTGCGACTGCGGGCTTCAATACGCGGTCAGAGAACATATCCAAAGACAGAGCCAAGTCCTGGGTGGTGAACTGTGTGTCAACGTGGAACTGAGTGGACAAGGTAACAGGTACGCTGGTCTCGTTGAAATCTTCAACATTTAATGCGGGGCCAGTTGTACCGATGAAACGACCGGGACGGCGCACGTTCACGGTGTTACCGATCTTTGCGCCAACAACGGCGAATTGATCGTCATAGTTACGATCTACTTCAGAGGTAAAAGTTAATTCGTTCTCGAGAACCATTAAGGCCTCGTTTGTGATCTTAGAGATCGTTAATAGCTGGTTAGCCATGATAAGTCCTTATAAATTGGTTTTAACGTATTTTTCCAGACTTTCTAGCCGCCTTCCATTGAGCGTAGCTCATTTTGTCGGGATCGGCTAAGTCTGAAACTGTCCCCGTTCCTCTCAGCGGGCTGATCGGTGCGGGAGCTTTCGACTTTGTAGCGGCAGGTTGTCGGCTTTCTTCGGCTTTACGCTCAAATCTGGCTTCCAGTTTCCCAATTTCACGCAATGCGGCTCCGGTCGTCATGTTTTTCAGTTTCTCTGCAACCTCGGGGTTCTCTGCTAGGTGATACACAATCCGAGGGCCGACTTCACTCTCAAATATGGCATCTCTAACTTGATCCGAAATCACAACGTCTGCTGAACCTACCATGTCGTCAAAATCAGGCATATCGGCTTTCGCCTCTTTTAGCCGCTGCTGCCATGTTTCCATGACCTTCATGCGGGCTTCCTGATCTTTCCTTTCGGCCTCTTGCCTATCGCGCTCTTTCAAAGCCTTTTCGGCGGTAAATTCAGCCAATGCCTTAGCGTATTCGTAGGCATCTCTGAATTGGCTGGGCTGCGGTTCTTCGTCATCATCAACCGTTGGCGGTGGATTTAGACGCGCTTCCATTTCCCTAATCCTGTTTTCGAGTTCCATCCTAGCCTGACGCTCCCGTTCTGCTTCCTGACGGGCCATTTCACGCTGCTTTGTGATCTCGCTAAACCGCTTCTCTAGCTTTGCTTTGGGCTTTTCCTGCTGCTGTTCTGCCGATGGTTCTGCTTCCGGTTCACTCGTTTGCTCGTGCGCTGGCTCCGCTTCTGCGGCCTCAGTTGGCTCGGGGGCATCCGCTAAACCCAATTTATTTGCATAGAACTCGGCTGAGTTTTCACTCGTTACGACACTTTGTGCTTCTGACATAGGTTTTCCCTAAGAATTTAACCCGACCAACCTGATCGGTAAGGTTATATTACTAAAAACAAGTAATTAAATCATTTCTTTAATTCCTTCTTTAGCTTCTTCGCGCATTTTGTGGTGATGGCTCATTTTTTCTTTGTGATGTTTCATCAATTCACGGTCAGGCTTTGAAAATTCGTGGGCCATTTCGTGAGCGATATGCGCTCTATCGTGGTGGTGTTCATCATGATGCAATTCGGCTTTACCGGATAATTCATGAGCCAGTTCTGCTGCTCTTGCATATAAGGGGTGGCGGGATTTTCCTTCCCGGCGGTCTAGTTCTTTTTGAATAAATTCTTCGCGGTTGGAACTAGTTACTGTCGGCATTTATAAACCTCCTTGTGGGGCGATGGCTTGATACGTTTGGGCTTCGTGAGCGTATTGCTCGGCGTTACGCTTCTCAATCTCGGCCTCTAGCTGTCTGGTGTCCATGTGCTTCATCAGCATGGCTGCCATTGCTCTAATCTCTTCCACGTTTTGCGCAGTAATGGCCCTTGTTGCAACGTCATGCGCCCGTACTTCGGCGTTTGTTTCGGTGTTGTGGGCCTTGGCGGTCTGACGCATCAATTCGCGCTTGGTTTCGGCGTCTTGCTTAACCTGCTCAATGTCCTGACGTTGTTTCATAGCCAATTGCATCTGCTGTAACTGCTGTTGCAAGGCCTGTAATTGGGCTTGAGATTGCGCTAGTTGCATCTGAACCTGCGGGGGAACATCAGACTTAGGATCAATACGCGCAAGCGGATTAGAGGCCGCCAGACGGTCTGCAATCGTTTCTGCGCCCGGAAAGTCCATGTTACGGAATACCAAATCGCCAGCAACATTGAATAACTGCTCATTTGCTGACAATAGCGGCAACATCGCATCCACCGCTTCCTGCCGTTTGGAGTTAAATCCGGGGCCAGTATCCATCACAACGTCATACTCACCGATGGTGACGTCATTTAAGACGCGGCTGACGCCTTGTTCATCGGTGTGTAGCTGGTTAATCGTAATTAGTTCGTGCTTGCCGTCATCCCCGATGATCCGCATCACTCGTTCGGTGTCGTATATCTTGGGAATCCAGCCTAATACGATCTTGCCAACATGGCGGATTGAGCGGGTCAGGTTGTCGTAATAGTTAAAATTAACCATATCGACTTGCATTTGCTGACCTTGCAGGGCTTTTCCAGAGATGTTGCCGGTCGGTAACTGGCTGGGGTCATAAATACCTACAACCGACTGCAAATCCTGCTGAATCGTGGCGGCTGCTGCCATTACACCCGCTGGGGGTGGCTCGGGCTGCAATCGCTGGGGAGCCGGGGCGGGAGTTCCATCAATGTCTTTCTGCTTATAACGCAAAACAGGGAAGGCTTTGACGTTTGCTTGCGCCCATTCTTCTTCGTGGCCTTCGTCCTGACCTTCAGCAAGTATCCATTTAGCCTTTGGAGCCAATGCAATACTTTCAGTCAGGGCGGTTTGCCAAAAGTTGTACATCCGCTGTGGGTCTTTCGCCTGACGGATTAGGCCGAATTTCTTACGTTTGCCCTCAACATTTAGCTGCTGACCATATACAGGAACAACCGGGATATAACGCCCGGGGATCTCGCGTTCCTCGAGGATTTGCATCGCTGTGAGCTTGCACCAATGGATGGTCTTTTTGAGCGAATCGCGTTCGTCTAAGATTTCCACCCCTTCGCGGGCTTTATATTCGTCTTTCCAGACCTTACGACCATCAGACAGCAAATACAGGGTACTTTGAACCCGTTTGGTGTAGTAGAACTCGGCTACGCGAATATCTTCCCGAGTTACCCATTCGGCGTTGCTGTCGCCAGTTCCGCGTAAAGTAAACCCTACGCCTTCGTCTGCGTCTGGATAGAGCTTGCGAAATACCTTTTTAGGGATAACTTCGGTAATTAAACAGAACTCAGCGTCCGAACCATCGGGGGCCGTAGAGTTAGGGTCGAAGTAAACAGTAAACGGGTTTGGGATGTGGTCGATGAAGATTTCTTGATCGAAGCTGTCTTCATGCGCGTAGTCTGTTCTTAAGCGGATATAGCCCCAGCCCATGCGAACGGCAAAGTCGAACGCGGTGTCATAAGCACTATCAGCGTTTGAGTTGAGTTCAATGTGGCGGCAAATCCCGGTAATGACCTGGGCAATCTTTTCATCGCTTTCGGAGTTCATGCCGTGTGCCCTCATGCGGGGCCGCTGCTGCCGCTGCTGGTTACATATCTGCCGCACATAAGCGTCCATCTTATTGATGGTCAGGCAGGGTCTTGCTTCAAGGTTACGGCTGTTTTGAATCTCTACGGGCCATTGATCGCCAGCGGCAAACTTCAAGTCCTCGGCGGCCTCCGATCGGTTGGTTGAGTCGGATTCTTGGCAAAAATTAAGAAAGTCCTTGGCCTGTTGGATTCTAGGGTCGGAATCGTCTTCGAGCTTTTCAATATCCATCAATTCATCCATGAGGCCGGAGCCGCGTAAGAGGGTTTAGGCTTTTTCGGTTGCCGAGGTTCGTTAATCATCAGCCCAATGTACCTAAATGCGTCTGCACCGTGACTATACTGGTCATGCAACGGTGTTCGACTAAACGCTTTGGTATCCGGGTCAACGTCATAACGATAATGTCTTAAGCATTGCAGCCCGTCATGGCAATGCTCGCGGTCAAACCAGCAATTACTGAATATTGTACGCGCTGCGTTAATGCTGTCCACTATTGGGACGCGGGGAATAATTCTTGTTTTGAATCCGCTACTTCTAACAATTTCCTCAATCGACCTGCCATTAGCGGCTAATGTCTTGTTCTCAGCATCATGCGGCAACCAGAGCGTGTCATAGATATAGCCGTAGGTTTGCATTTTGGCGAGGTAAAAGCTGATGGTTTGCTGGCTGTCCTCAATGTATCGGATCAGCCGTGTTTCCATGCCGACGAACTGAAGGAACCAGATAGCCGTCTGGTCTGACCATCCCAAGTCAAAGATAGCGTGAACGGGCTTGGTTGGATCGTAAGGAACACGGGTAATACGACCATCCAATTCTGCCAGTTGCATTTCTTTGGCAAAGATTGCCCCATCGACGGTTTGACGGCAAAGACCTTCCCAAACATTGTAATACTGCTCAACATCTCGGCCTTTAAGCGTTTCCATCTCAATACGCAAGGTTTCGGGGAACCAAGGATTATCAGACCAGTTGACCTTTTGAACGACTGCGTTGTTTGGCGGGTTAGCCACAAACCGCACATACGTTTCATCTGATTCTAGTTCGGGGTTAAAACTAATCCATATCTCCGAGCCTTCCTTGCGGATAGTCGGGATCAATACGTTCCATGAGTTACGGCTGACGTTGGCGGCCTCTTCCACCCAGCATATATCCACGCCCTCGATAGACTTCACGCTGGTGACGTTGTTCTTTAGGCCAACAAAGATAAACTCAGAGCCGTTACCGCCCCGGATAGCGTCTTGGGTAATTTCATAAAAGCCGTTTAGGCCCATTGAATCGATTTGGTCAGACAGAAGTTTGTGAACAGAATCCTTGATCGACTTTTGCAATTCACGGGCGCAAAGGATTCGGAGCGGTTTTTGTGCGCCTTTGATTAGCAAGGCTCTGGCAATCCCCCAAGACTTCGCTCCACCGCGTCCCCCATACATGACGCGATACCGGCTATAAGCGGGTTTGAATAAGCACTCTAGTTTTTTGGGGAACTCGGCTTTAGCTATTGCCGACTGAACTTCACTTTCCATCGTCTTCCGATGGGTTTACAAACGTGACCATGATTCCAGACAGAGGGGAGCCGTCCGTATTCTCTAGCTGATTCACTTGAACAGGCTTGCCGTCCATTCTGTCCATCAGTTCTTTGACGGCCCAAGGCTCACGGGCTTCGGCTGCTGCAATCAAGCCCTCTGCTACGTTCCTTAATCGCTCGGGGTTTTGGACGAAGACCTTCCGCAGTTCGGCATAAAACATCCTACCCTTAGCTGCATTATGGTTTCCTTCCGGCGCACCTCGATTTGACATTTAATATAATTTCCAAGTTGTTGTTTTGTTTACTTCTTCTTTGCAGTCTTTGCTGATTGCTTAAACGCTGCTGCTGTAGGTGCGCCTTTGCTTCCCGGCGTACGCATTTTCTCTACCGGTTTACCTTCGGCCTTCTCGCGTTTAATCCGTTCCTGCTTGGCGTGGATGTTGGCATACAGTCCGGGCTTGGTCATTTGCAGTTCCAGTTCTTGAGTGAGGCCTTGGCGCGTTCTGCCGGGCCTTTGGAGTGTTTAACTACGCCTTCCATCCTCGCGCAGAAAGAGGCTTTACGGCCTTCGTCTTTCTTTGTCTTGGGATTGGGTGCGGGCGGCTTTAGGTT